TGCTGGCTTAGCCAAAACCTTGGAGCATCTACGAAATGTTGCGATTACTACAAATGCTGAATGGAGCGAACGTCTTGGTATCCCTCAGTCTGCTGCTATCACTTGTGTCAAACCTTCTGGCACTGTCTCCCAACTTGTTGATTCTGCTAGTGGGATACACGCTCGTCACAGCCCTTATTACATCCGTACTGTTAGAGGTGACAACAAAGACCCTCTGACCAAGTTCTTGGTTGATCAGGGTGTACCTAATGAGCCTGATGTGATGAAGCCAGATGCAACAACAGTGTTTAGCTTCCCACAGAAAGCCCCAGCAGGTGCTGTAACACGTAATGATATGACAGCTATCGAACAACTAGAAATGTGGCTGACGTATCAACGACACTGGTGTGAACATAAACCTAGCATTACTGTGTCAGTACGTGATTCTGAATGGGTATCTGTAGGTGCATTTGTGTATGAGCATTTTGACGAGATGTCAGGTGTGTCATTCTTGCCACACTCAGATCATACCTATCAGCAAGCACCTTATCAGGACTGCGACAAATCAGACTATAATACTTTGTTGTCGTTAATGCCAACAGAGATCGACTGGGACAAGTTGACAGACTACGAGCAAGAGGACAATACAGCAGGTATGCAGACAATGGCATGTTCTGGTGACTCATGCGAAATAGTAGACCTAACGTAGGTCAAGTACCTTCGCCCTGTGTAAAGGTTTGTCGTCTAGATGACGATGGCTTTTGCATAGGGTGCAAGAGGTCTACTGACGAAATTAGAGACTGGATGATAATGTCGGAGTATGAACAAAACAAACTCTTACACGAACTTAAATGGAGACAACATGTGGGTAGTAATCACACGTGACCAATGCAATTTCTGCGACCAAGCTAAAGCCTTACTAAAAGGTTCTGGTTTACCATATACAGAGTACAACATACAGTCTGGTAGTAGTGGATGGCTGTTGTCTCTACTCAAGAGGTCCAGCATAACAACTGTACCTCAAATCTTTAACCCGAAAGGCACCCACATAGGGGGCTATACAGAATTGAAAGAGTGGCTAGATGTCAAAGGTAAGAAAGAGTTTTAGTAGGGCTTTGTATGAGGCATACGACGAACCTGCTAAAGATGCACTAGTATCCCTATTAAAGAAGAAGGGGCACACTATTGTAAACACAGAAGAGAACTACTACGTTGATGTCGTGTCTCAGAAGGGTGGCTACACTTATTTTAACGAGGCAGAGGTTAAGGTAGCTTGGGATGGGGACTGGCCTACCCACTGGTCAGAAATACGCATTCCTGAACGCAAACAGAGGCTCCTAGACAAACATGGGTCAGAGAATGGTGTTCTTAACTTCTATGTATTCCGTAAGGACTTACGACAGGCATGGCGTATCAAGGACACACTGCTGACTAAGGAAAGCCTAGGTACAGCCAAGGGAAGGTACATACGTAAAGGGGAACAATTCTTTCACATACCCTATACATCAGCAGAATTGGTAGAACTGAATGGATGATGATAATGTGGCAGACTTTCCTGTCAAACCCAGAAAGACCCGACGAAAAACTAACTACAAAGGTGCAACCCAGAAAAAGACTTCTGGGTTTCTGCCTAGAACTGATAAACAAAAGGAACTGTTAGATGCTCTTCGGGAATACCAACAAGTATTTATCCTTGGCCCTGCGGGGACTGGGAAAACGTATGTTACTGCGACTTATGCTGCCGACCTCTACACGACGAAAGAAGTTGATAAGATCGTCATCACAAGACCTCACGTTGCCGTAGGTAAGGAATTAGGATACCTTAAAGGTGACCTACAAGAGAAGACAATGCCTTGGGCATTACCTGTACTAGACGTATTGGAGAAGCATCTTGGAAAAGGTACAGTCGAAACTGGTATCAAGAATGGCAACATTGAGATGGCACCTCTTGCACTTATGCGTGGGCGTAGCTTCGATAATGCCTTCATAATTGTAGACGAGTCCCAGAACATAACGACACATGAGTTGAAAATGTTGTTGACAAGGGTAGGAGAAGGGACTACTATTGTGCTTAATGGTGATTCGCAGCAATCTGACTTGAAAGAGACAGATGGTTTGTCGAAGGTGATCCATCTAGCAAAGAAGCATATGTTGCCTGTACCAATCATAGAGTTTGGTGTAGACGACATCATCAGGTCTGACATCTGCGCCCAGTGGGTTAAGGTGTTCATGAAGGAGAAACTATGAATGATTGGAGTGAAGCCCCGATGATAACCCCAATGTCCCTAGAGGAACGACAACGAGCCAAAGAACGTGACAACGTAAACAACCCTGCACACTACGGTACAGGTTCTATTGAGTGTATTGAGTACATCAAAGACTTCCTGACAGACGAGGAACTGATAGGATACTACCGTGGGAATGTAGCTAAGTATCTACACCGATGGCGATACAAGAATGGTGTCGAGGACTTGAAGAAAGCCCGATGGTACCTAGAAGCACTAATACAACAACAGGAGCGTAAATGACCATAACACTAGTAGAGGGTATCTTATTGGTAAGCCTCTTGGTTAATGCCTATTGCATACGTAAGATCACAAAAGCAGAGGCCGACATAGAAATGCTGTATGAAGGTACAGCCATGTGTATGAACAAATTAGGTCTATCAGAAGAGTAGACACAAAAAAGCCCCCTAGGAATTAACCTAGGGGGTTCTTTAGTATCTGGGGGTTAGTATTCTATTCTTCTTCGTCGGAATAGTTTAAGTATTCCCCTACCTATCTCTGAGGGGCTAGGAGCAAGCCACCCAAGCACTAAGAGTATTAGTAGTAGGGGGTCTAGTTCAGATATGTTTGTCACACTGTTGTCCTGTTGTACGTTCTCTACGGGACCTTCTGGTCTTAGGACAGGCTTAACTGACCTATCGACGTTTGTGGTGACACCTTGGTAGTTTTCTTGTCCTACCTGTGTATTTGCAGCTACGTTAGTCCCACCAGTGGGAATTAAGGACGTAAGTCCACAGCTAGATAATAATAGGATCAGGGCCAACCATCTCATTTGCTCATAGCTACCTTGTTACCCATAGGCTTACCAGCCATATAAGCTGTAGCACCCATGTAAGCTGCAACGACACCAGTCTGTGCAATGTAGAATAGACCTAGTAGATCAGCTAAAGCATTTACACGTGAGTCTGACAGTGCAGGTGTGAATAGGAATATGGTAAATATAATCATCATACCCATAGCTACCCAAGCCATAAACTTCTGTGACTCAGCCTTTTCTTCACGTAACTCTACTTCGAGCATACGTTCTTTCATAGCTATTTCTTCTAGTGTGACTTTACCGTCACCATCAACATCAAAGTCAACTACCATCTAATTTCTCCGCTATTCGTCGGCTAGTAGTGATGATAACGATCTTACCACCCTTGTCGTAAACTATGTACTTATTACCGACTTTTTCTATCATCTCATTGTGTAAACTAAGAAACCTAAACCTACAAAGAATATAAGCAAGAGTGTACCTGTGATAGTCCAAGTAATAATAGCTTCTTGTAATTCAGCCTTACGGTATTCTTGTTCTCTTTTCTGCTTACGTATCTTTGCCTCTATAGCCACTAGTTCATCCCATGCTGATGGCCCCATTACAAAGGAAATATAATCCTTCAACTCTTTTCTCATGGCCTCTGCTTTACGCTTTGCAGCAAAAACAGCCAAGGCTTCTTCTTCTACTGACCCACTTAGTGACTTCCACCAAGGTGGGTTCTTTACTTGTTTCTCAGCTTGACCTAGGTCAGACATACATCCCGCCCACTGTGTTAGTTGGGAAGACATGTCCTGTAAGTCCTTGCCTACAGCAAACCCTTTCTTGAGGGCGTTAAATGCAACTGTGGCACCACTGATAATCGTAACTGGGTCCATTGTATCCCCCTATTTTGCAAAGGCATCATTAAGAAGGATAATCTCTAGTTTCTGTACTTGTAAGGTTAGTTCATGAGTTGTACTTATATTCCAACCCAGTAAACCAACTAAGGCTGCAAATAGCACCCCAACCAAGGCTTTACTATCCATTTATCTATCTCGCAGTGATTGTTCTATACTGTCGAGTTTTAGGAATATTGCTCTAATGGTTTCTTTCATCTCTTTCATTTCCCTGTCATAGGAAACTTTAGATGACTCTAGTTGTGATTTAAGTACAGCTATCTCTGTTTCATGTTTATTGCATCGGGAAAACAGGTGCCATACGACGACTATAACAGGTGCAACAAGCCACTGCATGATAAGGTCAACCATTTCGTACATGACTAACCTATTCTACTGGATACGAGTTCCAAGACAACTCAAAGTGTGGACCATCAGGAAAATTCTTCCAGTCAGCACCACACGTGATGTCTATACCTAACTCTTCTGCTGCCGCTTTCATTGCGTCTACGATAGGGTAAAAGTATTCCCAGTCCCACGACACAGGATAAGGCACTAAGTCTACTGCATGACCTGTCAGATGTCGTGAGTTCATGGTTGTAGACTTACCTGTCTTCACTAGTTCTCGTTGACGGTTGATGTGTCGTATACCCTCAAGCACAGAGAAGTCTTGCTCAGACAACTCAATCGCCCGTGATACTACTGCTACCATATCGGGGTGAACACCCGACAGCTTTTGTTTACTACGTGTTCCTAGTTGGTATCCCATAATATCCTCTTATGATGGTTGTGTAGGCCAAGTTGGATTGGCAGGGTCTGTTGTATTTGCTGGTAGGTCACGTAAGGCTTGACGATACGTGGCCCACTCTTGTTTCTTAGCGTCAGTTAAAGGGCTGTCTGGCATTTGTGTCCAATCGGAAGATACCAAGAGAGCGTCCCTTTCTTGTCTAAACTGTATTGCGGCAAAGGGTGCATTTTCTGCATCAATTTCTAATTGTGTCTTTTGCCTAAGAGTGCCACCATCGACAACCATGTCATGAATTTCACCAATGTTAAAGTCCCCCTCCAAAAGAAATTCGTTTATATTATCAACAGTAGGTAGGGGGACATTTTCTCCCGATGCTGCACTTGTTATTTTACCATTTGCGTCATAGACAATATACTTTACCATAACTCTACCTCTTTAACTGAATAACGTTGCACCTAATTTGATTGGGGGTGGCACTCACTGAACTGCTATTTGTACTCATTTTAACCTGTAGGCTGAGAGTGCCTGTTGAAGTTGCAACAAATATCCCGCCTTGAGAAATGCCACCTCTAGACCCTGTCCTTGAGGAATTATGAAGAATAGAGGAAGAAAAACTTGTCCCATTAAGAAACGTTTTAAGGTTTAAAAAGCTAGAAACAGCAGTCCAACCTGAAAGGTTAAACGAACTAACAGACGTTTCAATAAAGAATTTGTCGTTAAGCGTTGCTGGTAGAGAAAACGTAGCAATTGTAGTGTCGCTTTGTCCGCTTATAGCTGACCCCCCAGCATTATAAAACCTTTGTTCATCAGAAATAGCCGCCGCAGCAATCTGTGTAGTATCGACACCAGCATCTTTAATGATAAGATTATTACCAGATTTACCAATAGTCAGGTCATCTACAATAATACTGTTAGCTGTAATAGTGTTAGTAGTAATAGTACCACCATCAATAACGGTACTGCTGTCTGCCAAAGCATCATTAAGGCTAGTTGTACCACTTGCATTAGTAAAGGTAACTAGACCATTAAAGTTAAACAACTGAACTGCGGATGTTGCACTTGAACCAGTGCTTGTACTTGCTTCACCAGTGCTATCTACATACGTCACATCACTGTAAAAATAGTCATTGGAACCAGCAGCATCTACAGTTGGTGCAGCAGTAGACCAACTTCCTACAGTAGCTGTCGCAGTACCAGACGACCAAGTATAAGTAGAACCACTAGCAAGACCTGACACACTAGGTGTCGATGCGGCCTCTTGGTAGTATCTTACTACAGCATTTCTTGATCCAGTGTCTCCTTCTGGACCCTGTGGACCCTGTGGACCCTGTGGACCCTGTGGACCTGTCGGTCCATCCTCGCCGACAAACTTAGTCCAAGTACCAGTAACATTGGCAATAGCAGGTAAAGTCCCTGTATACTCATAGTAAAGTACAAAAGTAAGAGAACCAGCAGTATAACTCTTGTTAGTACCATTAGCGTCAGATGCATAGACAGGAACAATAGATGTACCATCTGCTAATGCATCTTGTGTAGTTGCAGAGTTGCCAGTTGTACCAGTAAATGCACTGGGGTTTCCTGTGTAGTCTAAAGCCTTGAGGAAATAATAACGTGTAACCGCACTACCAAGACCACTGTGAGTAAAGAAGGAACCAGAAGTTTCACCTATCTTTGTAGCACCAGTAGAGGTGTTAGTTGTATTTACGTATACTTCAACTTTAGAAAAGTCATTATCGGCGGGGTTATCCCAGTCAATAATGATCATTTCAAATCCACCAGTAACACTCACAAGTGTGGGTGCAGAAGGTGCAGTTACATCCCCTGTAATAGTAACAGTAGTTGTAGATGGGTCCGATAGAATACCCAACCTGTTACGTGAAGATATACGTAGGTTGTAGTCATCTCCGATCTGTACAGAGGGAATACGGGAGTATAAATTAGTTGTAACTATAGACTGGTAGTCAGTTTCTGAAGTTCTCTTCCACTCTAATACATAGTCGTTTGCATAAGCATTGTCAGTTACAGTCCAAGCTACCTCTGCACTAGCGACAGCAGTGCCATCCTCTTGAATGATAACCTCTGTTGTAGGTGTACCATCAAAAGTAGGTTGAGGTGCATAGTTGTACCTAGGTAGTGTCGTATTGTTAGCTGAGAATACACTAGCCTCTGCATTCCAGTCGTATGCATCTTCTGAGTTCTCTTTAAGTGTCAGGTCAACCTCTAGGGCTGCACCCTCACCATAAGCAAACTTCCAAGATACAACTTCAAAGACTTTCTGATTCCAACCCATACGTGAGTTAGTTAGTTTTATGTTGTCGCCAACTCTAGCTTGAAATGCTTTAAGACCAAACCTAGCACTAACAACAATTTGTTCCCTAGTTCTAAATAGGGTTTGTTTAGCTATACGTTGGGCTTGAAGTAAGTCAGTGGTAAATGGTAGTGGAAGTTCTAGTGTATTTCTTACCCCACCATCCTCTGCTTCTAAGACAGAAGATGTTACCATTGGGTAGTCGGTAGGTATAAAGTCTATCTCTGAGGATGTGCTTGGATCAGTAAAGTCAAACTCAGCAGACACTTTACCTGTAACAGAGTTGTAAAGATCACGGCGAGAAGTCTTAGTATCTACAGACATAGGGCCACGTAGGTCACCCTCGTCAAACACTGGACTTATAGGTGTACGGTATTCACCTACACGTAGAACCCACTTACCTTGAGCATAGAACAAAGAACCTGCACAAGACGACAGCATGGCAGGTATAATCTCCTGTGGTGCCATGTCCCGTGTGAATACGCCATTTAGATTATAGCGATCATTCATCCAGACAGCTTCACCTTCTGAGTACTCTATAACTTCCTCTTCACAAATGTCAGCTTCTGTAGCCCACTCAGTATCGTCAATTTCATCATACCCAACATTGAGGCCATGCTCTTGGGTTAGGTAATCTAGAATACATAACGCAGGGTTATTGCTATATTCCCAAGTGGACTCAGTAGTCTTTCTGTGTGTGGATACTCCAAGACTTGAATCATAAGCGTCAGATGTGCTATCTTTACGAGGGTCATATATCTTGCGTCCTTTTACGATAGCATTGATTGTAGGGACACCGTTAGTAAATACTTTCTGGTTGTACTCAAAATCAGTAAGTAAGAATGATGTACCGTTACCAGTAAAGTCTGTAGAGTTTACATCTGTAGAGTTATCTGTAAGTACGTACAGGTCATTTAAAGCTGTTGTATTGTTAGAGCCATTACCCTTAAATACTTTAATTACCTGATTAACGCCATCTTTCCAATCAGGGTGGTCAACAAATCCACCAGTAGCTACGCCTCCACCAACCTTAGCTTTATCAACACGTGTGTCGTTGACGTAAATGTCCTCAATCTCTTCGACAGGGTGACCAGCAATACAAATGACTTGTAGTAAGTTGCTGTTGTTATCAACACTTTCGATGTAAGTAACAGCACCACCAACACGGGTACGACCATAGATCACCTGCTTAGGTGAGTCTGGCTGTAGGCGGTTGCTTAAGTCTGGGCTAGTAGGTGTAGGTACATCAGGTGCTAACTGCTTCAAGGCCCACATTGTACCAGCAGTGTAGATAGCATAAGATGCAACTGTTGCGACAGTGATGACAGCGCTACCTGCAAATAATGCATTAGCAGCAACAAGTTCTGTAGTACCAATACTTGCGGCTAGAAGGGCAGACTCAATAGTCCCTGGCATCCTACGTAACTGATAGTTAGGGCTTAGGAACGTAGTACCTCTTGCCCATGCGCCAAATTCATCTCTCATTTTTCACCCCATGCAAACTGTATTTCGTCTGTTGGTATAAATTGTAATTCTCTAGTCCCGACGAAAACGGAACTATCACCTAGGCATATACCAAGGGCAACTCTTGTAGTGTTGTTTAATGACCACTTAGATGTACCGACTAAATTACCGTAAACTACTTGTGATGTAGGCACTCTATTTAGCTTCTCGTCTAATGCCTCATGCAGTTCGTTGTAGCCAAACTCTTGTTGCATCTCTTCTCTGGACAGGGGTCTATATCTTTCGTTGTAGTACCTGTCATACCACTCGTCAGCATATCCCTTACCAGTCATCTTACGCCAAGCTACATTGGTGAATACAAAACAATCATGTACACCCCAAGAGAACCTATTGTATCTATTCTGGTCTATCCAAGTTGTCAGGTTGTGTTTCCAATCGGGTAACATTTACTTCCACTCTACTCGCTTATCTTGGATGTCTGTTAAGAAGTCAAAGAACTTATCACCTGAATTACCACTGATACTCTGATGACTTGCTTTAGTGTATCTGGCAACCCTTGGTCGTTCTAGGTCAATTAGTCTGCTTTCCACATTAAGTGAAACGTCAACATTATCTGCTGCTTCATTGATGGTCATAACATCCATGTAACCTGAGAATACTTCTGCCATGTTAGTCACACCTACAATACCTAGGTATAACTTAGCTGCACGACCTTGGTAGTTCTCAGACAGGGCAGCAGATAGGATACTACTGTTAAGTCCGTTTAACGACAAGCTAAGACCTTGTGCTGATAGATCAAGAGCCTCTGAGGGTTCACCTATCTGTAGTAGGTTACCGACACCAATATAGGTATTTGTCGATCCATTCTCAGGTGTAAGGGACTTGTTACCAATACCCGTCCATAGATATATGGGAGTAGAAAATTGTAGTTCTAAGGCATGGAATAACTCAACCTCACCCTCAGTGAGTTTAGCAACCATACCTGTCGGTAAAGTACGGCTCATAGTGCTTCTATTGCTCCAAATGTTAAACCATAGAAACTGGCATCATTGATTGACCAGTTAGTGTCGCTAGACGATAGTCTGAAACGACCCTGTGGTGTTGTTAAGTCTGCTGTAGCCGATGATGCATTAGCACGTAGGGCTGGCCATATATCTAGTACATTAGATTCCAAAGACCCAGTGCCTGTATAATCACTTAGGACTTTGTACAGTCTTTGGTCATTACCAGTACCTAAAGAAAAGTAGTCACCAGCTTTAATTGTTTCACCTGATGGTACGTTAGCATCTACCAGTCTTTCACCTGTAGTACCAGTTATAGTCAAAGAACTAGCATCGTCGATTACAGAGGTACCATTAGGATCACCTAGTAGGAAAGTGTGGTACTGACCTCTTAGGCTCATCAGAAAAGCTATCCAGCGTTCCGCATCACTACGTTTCATAGGTGGTAACGACACATCAGCAGTCCACATCTCACCAGAGTAAGCATGTGCTTGACCTTGGAATGTAAATGGAGACTGACTGTAGGCTACAGCATTGATGGTGTGTAACTCAATAGAGGCTATACCTGTATGTGTCGGTAAAGACAACGGGGCATTATAATCAATAGCCATTATGCAAAGTTCCTTCCATACGAACCGCCTCGACGTTTAGCATCAGCAACGGCTGCTTTAGATGCCTCTGCAATCTGTGGCATTAGGGACTTGATCTCAGTACGTACAGTTTGTTGTACACCAGTAGATACGTTGATGTTCTGTACGACAGTAACTCCACCGCCACCTTCGACACCAAGTTTACCATCAGGTCCACGTTTCAGTGGCATGATAGCCTCTGGTCCAGCTTCACCCATAAGTCCCATGCCGTTAGCCATTGGGAATACAGTAGGACCATTTACGACACCCCCGTTAGCGAATGGCGTAAGTTTGCCACGTGACATGACTCCACCGTCTGCTAGTAGGAATGACTTGAGGAATGATACTGCTGGATCAATAGCAGTTTCTTGGAAGAGTTGCTTTAACACGCTTGACATGAAGGACTTAAAGGCTTCGTCAGCTTTTTCTGTACCATCTACGACATTCATTAGCATGTTGCCGAAAGCATCACCTATTTGGTCGATCCTGACTTGTTGCTTGTCTCGCTCTTGATTTAACTTATAGTAAGCCTCTGCCTCTTTTATAAGACCGTCTATACGTTCATCTGTAGTTTTTACACCTGCTTTTTCAAGCCGATACCGTATTTCCTCTGCCCGTCTTTGCTCTTCTGTCAAATCAAGAAGTTTAGTTTTATGTTGCACTTCTTTGATCATGTCACCAAGGACATCACGTGGTGCTGCTTTAGTTTTGGTTTTATCTTTATTTTTATTGCTTACATAATCTAAGTACTGCTGTAAAGCAAAAGGTGTTTCTCCTCCCTTTACATCAAAGTCACCAGCCGCTTGTGGAGGTATTAGACCTGCACGAATCTTAGCACCAAACTTAGATCGTTCTGGACCCATTACAGAGATAGCAACAAGATTTTCTGCAAGACCTAAACTAACCCCTAATTCAGTAACAAGTTTAGCTGCTGACTTGGTTGCATCATCTATAGGTTTAGCTATATCAACACCCGCTAATATTAGTGCTTCTTTACCAGCTTGACCTACCTCTTTTGTTAATTCTTGTGATGCCTCAAATAAAGCTATCTGAGAGTCTAAAGTTTTTTGCTGTATTCCGTTTAAGGTTGTAAAGTTCTTAGTCGCCTTGTATGTAGGTTGATCCCAGTTGTTTAGGTTTTCAAGAACTTCCTCTGTATTTTTCTCTAAGTCATAACCTCTGTTTATAATTTTTGCGAGAGTTATGAGTAATTCCTTACCTTCTCCCGTAATACCATTAAAACCTTCCTCTGTAGCTTCAACGGTATTTAATAGGTTATTAAACTGTAGTGCGGCTGTCTCAATTTCTCCCGCAGCTAGTGACTTAGTTATACCTTCTACAAAGTTAACGCCAAATACCTCTGGTTCAAAACCCATAGCAGCCACTTTTTGAGAGGTGGTCTTCATGATTAAGTCTGCAAAAGGCATAGCTTGTATACCTGAGATTACGCTATCTTTAAAACCGTTAGAGAAGTCTGCCCCTAATTGTTCCGCAGCACTACTAAACTCAGACCTTAAAAGTGAAGCCTTCAAGTCAAGTACGGATAGTTCCACATCACGAACCTCAGAAGCAAATCTCCCAAAGTCGTTTTGTAAACTTTTTATATCTAGGTTGTCCAGTGTAGATTTTAATTTTGATAAACTGTTATCAAAAGTCTCTGTCGCAGATTTAGCATCTTTAGCTACATTAAAATAAGTTAGTAAAGAAGCACCAACTAAACCTACTATAGGTATTGCAATACCCAATGCAGCAGATAAACCTATTGCGGCAGTAGTAGTTAATCCAAGTTGCCCAGCCACTAAAGGTAGTACGCCAACTAACTGAGATGCCTGTTGAGAAAAAGCTACGAAAGGGTTAGTCCCAGACTGTATTTGAACAATAAAGTCAGATACCTGATAACCCGCTTGTTGAGTAACTACCCCCATACGATTACTAGATTTAGTAGCTGCCATTTGAGCTTTTTCAAAGGCTTTAGTAGAGGTAGTTGCCCTTTTTATAGCGTTATCTAACTGCTGTACACCTTTAGCGTATTGTTGAGCATCTATCTTACTGCTATTAAGAGCTTTATCAAGTTTTTTGTATCCTTTTTCTAGTCTAGATACACGATCAATACTTTGTAAAACAGAGGTGTCATCTACGTCAATTAAGACTTTAATATCATCAGTCATTAGCTACTCCTAAGTATATGACATCTAGACGCTTAATTGCTTCTACTTCCCAAGATTTAAGCGGTGTCTCTGTCACTTCTTTCCACGCCTTAATTTGTTCATATGTTATAGGATTTGGTCCCGAAAAACCAGCAGACCTACTGTTGCTTAACGCAACAAAAGCAGACCAAACATGGTATACAAGTGAAGGAAACTCTTTAGGAGACTTTAAACCTTCAATCTCATGCCCAACCTGCTTTTGTACTTGTTCTAGGTGTTCTCTTTTCGTAGCACCTGATTCTGTAGGCTTATCTAATTTAAATTGATGCTCTGCCCATTCACACAAATCAGATACTACACCTTCATAAAATCCAAAGAGTTATTTAAAGCCTCTTCAATTTGTTCACGCAGCCAGAATACCTCAGAGTAGATGGACTTAGCCTTTGAAACTGTAAAATTAGGTTGTTCACCGTCGAATGTGATGTTCCAATCTTTAGTTGTTTTAGCTAAAAGTTCTATTGCAGCATCCTCTAGTTCTTCTGCTGTAATCTCTAAACTCTTTTTACCTTGCGCTTTTTTAAGGCGTTTATCTGTTTGTTCATATATAGCAGACTTATAAGCTTTAGAGTGTGGGGAATGCATAGTAATAGTCATAGGAGATTTATCGTTATTAACAAGCATCTCCAGTGTAGCAGGGTGTACAATAGTAACTTCTGTAGTTTCACTGCTTGGTGTTAAGTCTTTTAAATCCATGTCGAGTCTCCTTCGGGATTTGTCGGGTAGTTATGTGGGGGATGCCAGACCCGACACCAACACCCCCCGACCCTAGCTAGGGATTACGCAGATCGTGTAATAGATAAGTTTGTTGCTTCCGTTGTGTCATATAGAGCAACGAAAGACATAGATACTACACGACTTGTAGGACCATCTACACCCACATCAGCAGAGTTTACTTTCACACGTGGGAATAAGAATGTCATTGTGTTTGTACCGTCACCTACAGAAACCTCAAGTGCTGTCTCTGTTTCGTTGATGAAACGGTTTACTAGTGCTGCATCTTCAAAGTACGCTGATAGTGTACCTTCTACTTCTGCACGACCAAACTCTAGGCTTGGTGCAGAGTCATCACCGATGACGAATGTAGGTGCATAACCGTTAGTTACTGTAAAGTCTAGTCCAGTAACAATAGCTGATGATGCTAGTACACCACCGTTGTCAGCAATCTTTAGATCACCAGAGTAAGCATCGAAAGGTGCTGCACCAGAGGCTGCATCCTGTGTCTTCTCTGTTGCGCCGATTGTCATGTCTTTACCGACAACACCAAAGGTTGTTGTTACCATCTGGTTAGGTGCTAGTGAAACACCCATAGAGTTGACTGTACAGCCTGTGAACAAACGGGCTTGGTCGATGTCAGCAGCATAGTCTTCGATAGAGAAGAACTTAGGTGTTGTACCAACTTTAAGTACGTTGGTTGACCATGTGTTTAGCATGGCAGATTCTAGCCAATCGTCGTAGTCTGCATCACGCATATCGACAGCAATGTCACCAGCTACCTGACGGTTACCGTGGCGGTCAACACGTGGCATACGGTCTGCCTGAATGTCATTACCTGCAACACGATCTTTAGATAGGTTTAGTGAGTGAGTAGAAAAAGGTAAGTTAGTGAAGTTACCAGCAGGTGTCGTACCAAAAGTGCTTTCTACAATGTACGACAGACTGGAACGTGAACCCTGTGCAAAGGCCATGAGTTATCTCCTAGTTAGTTGTATGCATACCATCCAATGGAAACAGGAACGAAGTAGAAAGGACTATCGACTATTCCCTGTGTTCTTTCTGCATAATCAATGTTTACAGTTTTACTGTTATGAGTAAGTTTAGTTGTGGCCTCAAATGCTTCCATGACATTCTTAGCTAAAGTGTCTGCCGCCGCAGGGCCAGCACCCTCTGGGACATAGCAGTTAATAGTAAAGATACCATCGTATCTCTGCTGTGGATTTAAGCCCCGTACAGTTGGGCGACGAGTAATAGGGATATACGAAACCTCTAAGTAGTTTTGCCCCGTTGTCGGATTAAAAGGTACGTTCTCATACGCAATAGAAGGTACGTCTGTTATAGAGGACAGTTGACTTTCCAAAGCAGCCCTAATGTCTTTATGAATATCTGCCATATTTTTTCCTCAACTGATCTATAACCTTAGAATGTTTAGCGTCAACATATCTAGCATGAGGTGCGCCATTTCTTAGGACTAGTCTAGTTGTGTTATAGAAGTCTATCTTTGCTATGTCTGATTGCATCTGTCTCATGGACTCTTGAGCCATCGCTTTAGCAAATGTCTGATCGCCCTTCCGTCTAGGCAGTCCACGAGAAGAACGTCCACGGGGACGACCTCTACGACCATCAGTAATCTGCCAAGAGGTTATAAAGGCACCTGTGTCAACAAAATACTTACTTAGTTGTGGGGCATCTACAGCCATGTTCCTAGCAACAGCCTCAAGTCTTTCAGCGGGAAACTCTTTGAGTTGCTCTCTCTTGTTGTAGAAAGATTTATTTATAGTAATCTTCATTACTCTGCAACCTCACAGGTATACATGACTGCTAGACCGTTGCTGTAGTGAGTGGTAACCCTGACAATGTGTACTGTGTCACCAAACCCTGAGATAGTATCACCATCATCAGGAGCAACTGCAAGACCTAACGCAGAAATTACACAACGTCTGGTACCACGCCTAAGATCAGTCTCGCCCTGAATGCCTACCTCAAAGTTATAGAAGTAAGCAAAGGCTGTATAATCTGTAGTCGCCCCACCCGACAAAGTACCAGTGGCTGGATCGTATGTTCCAGTCGTGGTCTGCTTGTGCAGTGTAACTTCTTTGCCGAAGTCCCTTATCATGTCATAAGGATCAAAGGATCGAAAAGACATCTAGACCTCCTAGTCGTAGTCTGAGCCGTAATCTTCTCCACTATAGCTTGGTGGATTACGAAAGCGATCCCTACGAAATGAGGGAGTAATGCGGTTAGTGTCGGCACGTATAGCGTCAATACCTGATTTGGTAATACCGCCAGCCTTAATACCAACAACAGCACCAGACTTCTTACCCTGATACTCTAGGCTTTCTGCTAACTTTTGATACTGCTTTGCTAGGTCACTGTAATCAGCACTTATAGCATTGTCTATTGATGTCGTTACCTTACGTGAGTACTTGGCAGCAACTATTCTTGCACACCAAGCCCCAGCGTAATATACGTTATTATTATTTTGAGCCAGAGCAAAAGCGATCTCTTCGTTCTGCACCTGTTGGTCGTTACTGTCTGTATCACCAAGTAACAGTCGGACAGTATTCAAACGACCAGAGGCCGTTGTTGTCCTTAGATCGGTTTCCTCATAACTCCAAGCCATCAATCTACCTCATAATGCCCGTGGTTTCTACGCCAGCTACGAATAAGCCCACGCTGTTTGTCTAGTATCTTAGATGTTTTACACTTATGTTTCTCGTACATATTAGCGTTAGGTGTCTTAGCCTTAACCTTGGCGTTGATACTCTTAACGACTTCGTGTAGTCCATCTATTTTTAATTCTTCTAGTCCATCGCCAGCCTTAACTTCTTTTTCTAGTTCAGCATTGTGATGTAGCATCCTCTGATTGTAGAGGGTCATCACATTGGTTTCTGGCATGGACATCTCTTTCCATTTAAACTCTTGTCCTGACTCCCATGAACGTCCTGCTGCATCAAAAGGTACACGAACGAATAAGGGTCGGTCAAACTGGAAAGGCATTTGGTCTTGTCGGATCATGTTACACCTATCATTAGTAGAATAAGGGGGCCATTACAGCCCCCCCAGAGTAAATAGCTTACGCTACAACTGCTTCAAAGAAGTAACCCAAGTCTGCGCCTGTGACTTTCATGTCGTAGGACATTTTAACTTGGATGTGTTCTGCAACTTGTTGACGCTTAAGAGCATCGTCAGAGAATGACTCAACTGTTACGCCCAAGTTGTTCACACCGTCTAGTGTGTTCCATGCGAATGTAGCACCCGCCATTGGTGTCATTAGACCTGCACTTGGAGCAACGTGTGCCAACAATGCGTTCTTACCACCGATGAATGCGTTACTTTCTGCAACACCCTCGACTGAGTTGTTTTTCACTGCTTCCATGACGTAGAAGTTCTCTACTTCAAAAATCTCAGCCAACTTAGCGTTAGTGATCAATGCAGTGTTTGTTACAGTAGAACCACCGTTTAGACGTGCTAGGATGTCTGGGTGGTTGATCAAGATGTCACGCACCTCTTTACCGACAACCATTGTGTTTGGCTTGAAGCCACCAGACTTTAGCTGCAT